TCGCCCTCTTCGCGCGCGCTGAAGCAGAACCCCTGCGACGCGGCCACGCTCTCCACGATGCCCTCCAGCACGTCCGCCTGCCCGTAGGCCAGGCACTCGCGCAGATCGCTGGGACGCAGGCTTGCGTAGAGCGCCTGTGCGTCCTGGTGCGTGGCGGGCAGGATCTCAACCACCGGCTTGGAACTCGAGCGTCATGGAGAGCAGGGTGAGCGGCAGGGGATCTGCCTGGCGCACGCACACCGTGCCGCCCTGGGACCAGTTGGGGTCGATCGCGAGCGAGATCTCCCCGTTCACGATCGCGGGCGGGCTCCCGTAGGGGTTCGCGACCTCGCGCGCGGGATAGAGGCGCAGGCGCGAGAACGTGGGGCCGGCCTGCACCAGTGAGGACTGCGCGACCCGCAGGTGCACCTTGCTCACGTTCTTCACCGTGCCGGCCCCGTTCGCCTGCGCGCCTTCGAGCACCATCGGGAGCGTGCGCAGATCGGCGGTGATGGGCAGCCCGATGTGCACCACGCTGGCCGCGGTGCCGATCGTCACGGCCCCGCCGGTGACGGTGGTGGCGGTGGCCACGGCGCCGTCTGCGAGGATGTGCACCGTCTCGCCTTCCAGGTGATAGAGCCCCGTGAACGTGGTGGCAGCCGCCCCGTCGTAGGTGAGACCTGAGTCCACGAAGAACGCATCTTCGGGGTCGGTGTAGATACGGGTGTTGAGACGCTCGATGTAGCGCACATTGCGCCCGTTCACGTTACGTTTCACCACGGCGTAGAGCACATCTTCGTTACCTTCGGACACGACCGTCACCGACTCAAACGTGCCGTCGGTGTCGTGCGCGTGCCACCCGAAGACCTGCTGATCCGGCACGTAGCTCATGCCGAGCAGCACGCCGTCATCGCGCACGGCCCAGAGCATCTGATCCGGTGCGCGGGTGTAGGCCAACTGGCGCACCACGAAGCCGTTGAAGCGGTGCGGCGCCATGAGGCTGACATCCACCGTGCGGTAGCTGTTGGCCTCCCAGGAGTAGGCGAGCTCGCGCACCCGCGAGCCCTGCGCCTGCACGTACAGGATGGAGGCCGCGGTGACGACGGGCTGCACGCCGGAGGCGCCCGAGTAGCTCTGGGGCTTGATCGAGAGACTGGTCGGGGTGATCGCGGGGGCGGAGTCGGCGTAGATCCGAAACTCCCCGCCCGCGGTGAAGGCGATCAGGTCGGAGAGTGCGACCAGATGGCGCACGCGGTTGTACTGCGAGGCCGCGATCCGAAACTCCAGCGCATCGGCATCGCGCGCGGGGATGGAGCTCGTGAGGTTTTTCTCGGTGCCGGTGCGCGTGGCAAAGACGACCTGGGGCTTGCCCTCGGTGCCCGCGAACCATCGCCGCTGCTCGTGGTAGGTGACGCAGCCGGGGTAGTCGGTGGCCTCCTTGTTCAGCGTGAGGATGTCGTCCGGCGGCGGCGAGAGCGTGTCGGGGAGGACGTTGTCGTCCTTGATGGACAGCGCGCTGGTCGTTGAGACGTCGGTTGCCGTGCCCTGCGTGGCGGAGGCCGCGGTTTTGGCGTAGGAGAACAGGGTCAACTGGTTCGCGGCCGGCACGGCCGTCAGATAGAACGTGCCGTCGAGCGAGGGCACACCGGTGCCGGCCACGTACACGCGCTTCAGCAGTGCGTAGGTGATGCCGTGGGCGGCGGCGGTGGTGATGTTGATCACCGCGCTGCCGGCGCTGCGCGAGATGGAGGTGATCGTGGATCCGCCGGTGGTGTCGGCGATGATCTGTCCGATGTAGCCGTAGATGCCCCCGCGGAGCTTGTAGACGTTGTAGCGCGTGGCGCCGGCCACGCCGCTCCAGGCGATGGTGTTGTAGTTGCCCTGCAGGGTGAGGTCGTTGTTGACGCTGACAGGCGAGGACGGCAGGGACTCGGTCACCCCGTCTGCCTGCACGGCCGTCACCACGTAGGAGGCCGCCGTCGTCACCCCGCCCGCGGGGGTGGTGGCGGTCACGGTGACCGTGGCGGGGGCACCTGTCGGGGGTGCGAAGTCGATCGTGCTGAGCGTCCAGTTGGTGGCCGCCACGCGCGCGAGCTCGCGGGTCGCGTAGGAGGGGTGCGCGAGGGTGATGACGTCGGCGTTCTGCGCGAGGTTCAGATCGAAGAGATCGTCCTCGGTGTAGGGCGAGGCAAGCGTGTAGACGCGCGCGGCGGTTGATCCCGAGGCCGTGACCGCGCTGCCCCAGAGATCGGTCGTGGTGAACGTGTCCGCATCGACCACGGTGACGTTGAGAAACCGATTGCCAATGAACACCCAGTCGCCGCTCGCGTAGCCGTGGGCGCCGGTCGTGTTGACCGTGGACCCGGCGATCGAGCCGATCGCCACGGTGGGTTCGAGCAGTGTGGCCCCGCCGATGTGGAAGCGGATGTACAGGTGCCCGAACTCCAGCACCGCGCTCTGGTCAGCGGAGAACTGGAACGCCGCCAGGCGCACCTTGCGCGTGGAGTCCTTGGCCTCGTTGATGAACCGAAACCCTGGCCTGCGCGCAGCCGGGCCGTGCGGGAGGGTGACGAAGTTACGGCAGAGCAGCAGCCCTGTTTGGTACTTGCCGAGATCGATGCGCCCGGCGAGCTCGGGGGCGATCTCGCCGCCTGCGAAGCTCCGAAGCAGCGTCTTCACGCACGCACGCTCAGGATCGTCGGGGAGATCGCGGCCTCGGTTGAACTGGCATTGGCCGCTGCCGCCATCGACAGGTCAGCGATGCTCATGGCGCGCTGGCGCAGCGAATCCCCCAGGCGCGCGCCCTCGTTGCCCTTGACGATGGGGCCTGCCAGGTAGGCGGCCAGGAGGTAGGAGAGCGCGCTGGTGAAGGACGCCGTGAACCGCGCGCTGTCGGTGACGTCGCGCGCGTAGAGCAGCGTTGCCTCGGTCTGGTTGCTGTAGAGGATCTGGCCTTCGATGTCGAACTGCGCGCCCTGGCGGTCATCGGCTTGCAGGGGGGATGCGTCCTGCGTGAACACCGTCACACCGATCGTGGGGCTGAGCACCCGCAGCGCCCGCAGGCAGTCAGAGGGCAGCGCGTACGCATAGGTCCAGGCCGCACTGGCGTTGGTGAGCTCGGCGAGCTCTGCGCGCTTCAGCGAGAAGGCCCAGTTCCCCGGCTCGAGCAGCTCGGTGCGTGCGACGTCGTAGAACGTCGCGCAGTAGCCAGCCTCGACGCTGCCGTCGGGCGGGTCGATGCTCGAGATGAGCGGCCCCGCACCGATGTGGGCGAGCGCCATGTTGCAGATCTGGATGATGGACGCCATAGGCCCTCCGGTGCGGTCAGTCTAGGGGCCGATCGCGTGCGTCACGGACACTCAGCGACGGCGCAGCCACACCTGCCCGGCACCGACCTTGAGCGTGCCGGTGTAGATCCCGCTCGGGCCGTAGACCACGCCCTCGCGCACGTCGGCGGGATCGGGCACCGTGGAGGTCTTGAAGAGCGTGGCGGCTTGCCCTGAGAGGGTGAGCGCGCCCGCAGAGGCGATCAGGCGGCGCTCGAGCAGGAGCGTGGCGCCCTGGCCCGTGAGCGTTAAGGTGCCCGCGTCGGCGCTGAGCGCACGGGTGACACTGAGGGTACTGCCCTGCCCCGTGATGCTGAGTGCGCCTGCGTCGGCGGAAAGGGCGCGGGTTGCCGTGGTGGCCGCCACCTGCCCCGTGATCGTGAAGGTGCCGGCGGCGGCGTTCAGCGAGAGGCCGCGCAGAAGCGTGGCAGCCGATCCGGTAAGCGAGAAGCTCCCCGCATCGGCGGCCAGTGCAAGCGCGCCGGCACCGCTGTAGGTGAGGGTGGCGGCTTGGCCCGAGATCGTGAAGCTGCCGGCTGCGGCGTTGACGCTGCGCGTCGTGACCAGGGTGGAGGCTTGGCCGGTGATCGTGAAACTGCCAGAGGCGGCGTTCAGACTGCGGGCGGCAAGCGTAGCGGCGCTCTGGCCGGAAACACTCAGGCTGCCAGGGGAGGCATCCAGCGTGAACGCGGTAGGGCTGCCGCTGGATTTGAACAGCAGCAGGAGCGACATGGCGTCAGGTCTCGATCAGCGTGAACTGCTCGGCGGCAAGGTCTGCCTCACGCCGAGCGGCGAAGTCCTCGTCAGTCCACTCGGCATTCCATTCCTCTGCCGTTAGCGTGGGAAATGTGAACCGAAACGGCGGCATCGATTCGGCCACCACATGCACAACAATCTCGACCGTGCGCCCGATCTCCACGCTCAGCACCTCGACAGGTACACCGCGCCAATCGATCACGTCACCCACGCTCAGAGCGTCCGCGCGGATCATCTGCGAATCCATGCACGCTGCGAGGCGGCGTTGGCGTAGAACTCTCGCGGGCCGCCTTCAAGACCTTTTGAGATTGCGCCTGCCCCGGTTGACAATTGCGACGGCGAGTTGTTGAGGATATTTGTCATGTGCGGCGTCGGCACTCCAGTTCCGCTTCCGGCATATCCCGGCCCCATGAGCGCATAGGATGCGTCATAGATACCGTTGCCCCCAATTGGCATGGCGCAGACTTCTGGCGGAAACGGATTGCCGAGCCAAAGCGGCCACACAACACGCTCTTTCACCAAATTGGCTTCGGGCTGCGTGATGGCGCCGAAGGCGGCAGTTCTCAGCGGCCCGCTGGTGTTCACGGTCTGTGCGATCACTGCACAATCGGACAGGTCACCGACAAACGACACCGCGCCACCCGATCCAATCTGACCGAAAATCACACCCGCCCCGCCAGTAAAATTTCCCGCAGGCGCGGTGCCGAGGTTCACCGTGACCTCTGTTGGAGCGTTCAATTCGGAGCCGACCCACACCCGCCACGCCGCCGAGGGCGTGCCGTTTAACGTGGACAGCATGAAGGCCATGAATCTCCACTGGTCAGCGACGATGTTTGCGCCAGACGTTGTCCATTTGCCGTCTGTCACGTTGTTGGTGGATAACTCAATTTCCGATGTTGTCGTGTGAATGCGCGCAAACAAGGCGGTATCGACCGACCAGTAACCTAATCCCGCCGTTAGCGTTGTGGGCCTCCACCATCCAGAAATCAACGCCGTTCGGGAGGTGGCCCCGATGCTGACCGAATTGCTGACGTTAAATCGATTTCCTGTCGAACCGCCCATCCGCCACGCCATTAGTTGCGCTCGACGTAGACGTTTACTTGGGGCAACGCTCCTGCCGTGAAGAACGTGTGGCCCGCACGGGTTATTAGCGCCGCGAACAAACTTGTACCCCCGCTGCACACATACGGGATCGCGAGGTTGTACGCCTGCGCGACGCGGTTGTTTGTCAAGTCGAACGCGCCAGCAAGCTGAATCAGCGCAACGATCTTCAGTGAGTCTGCGTCGGAAATGGCGAAGGCGGCGTTGTCTGCTGCGAGCGTTACGCTTGAGTCGAAGATGACCAGATCATATGCGCCGATAATGTCCGACTGATCGATCAGGGTTGCCCCCACGATGGTGCCGCTGCCACCAGACAGGCGAGCGGCGTTTGCTAGCGTGATCTGAGTGCCGACCTGATCGCCCGCGACATAGGCGGTGGTCGCCGTGGTGACGCCCGTGACGCCCACCGCGATGCGCTGCAAATCACGCCGTGCCAGCGTCTGCATTTCGCCAGTGCTGCTGACCGAAATGGCGCTGTAATCACCGTCTGTCGTGCTGCCCGTCGTGTGATTGCGGACGCCCATGATGAGGACGCCCAAATCCCCGTCAGCGTGCGCGGTATCCTCAGTCTGAAACACCGGCTTGTCAGTGACGACCCGCGAGCCCTCTGCGCCCGTGGTGTTGACCACCCGCACCAATTGCACGTCGGCAGTGTCGCCAGAGTACGTGACCTGATCGGTCGCGACGTTGCGCCCGCTGCCTGCAGTCTGCGGAAAGTTGTCAGCCATGCGACCCCCCGATTACGCCAGTGTGAAGATCGCGCCGGGCGTGGTGTTGCTGAACTTCACCGTGAAGGTCTCGGTGTCGGCGAGCGTGATGCCGCCCACAGTGCCGTAGTCCCACCAGGCGACCAGGGCATCGGCAGGCGAGGTGGCGGTGTCGTTGTAGAGGATGGCGTAGCGAAACGGC